CTGATCGTGTACGATTTTTAAAGAGCTGCGCCGATCTGGTCGGCGAAATTGCTATAAGTGTTACGGGTGAGGATTCGCGTGAGTCTAGACTAAAAGCTTCGCAACAAATTTCTTCTGGAGAGAAAAAAGTGCTGTTTGGTACACAATCTATCTTTTCAGAAGGTATTTCTATTAATGAGCTAAGTTGCCTCGTGCTAGGAACTCCGGTTAACAATACTCCATTATTAACTCAACTTATTGGTCGAATTGTTCGAGTAGCTCCAAATAAATTACAGCCTACAATTATAGATATTCATCTTAAAGGAAAAACTGCGACAAGACAAGCACAAGCTAGAATGGCGCATTACATAAAAGAAGGATATGCGATAAATGTGTTGTAAAAAAATAGTACTTGACACTTCAGTACTTTTTCGATATAATATATGATACTGTTTGACAAGTCTAAATTAATGAAATTTAGCGGCGGTAATTATACTAATATGATTGATATACTTGCGCATATCACATATAGGTTCCCACCTAAAAGTCCAGGCGACGCCAAACGGTTGAAGTATCAAACAATTTCTTGGGTAGGAGACTCGTTTCTACTAAATCCAGAGAAATTACTAGATAATCATAGACGATATAAACAAAAAGAAGTAATTCAATATATTCTAGTGGCTGCAAAACGTAGCTATCCTGAGTATAGGCTTTTTCGCAAAAAAACTTTGCCAACACATTTAATAAATGTGAATGCAATAGTAAATAACCGATTATTAACAATAACAGGCAATGAAATTCATTTAAAATTTGAGGAGGCTTAAAATGGCTATTAAATTTAATTCAACGAAAGGCGGAGCAGTAAAAGAGAAAGTAGATCAGTACATCTACAAAAACGGCGATAATGTTGTTCGTCTTGTAGGCGATCTTCTTCCTCGTTACGTCTATTGGGTTAAAGGCGAAAATAACAAAGATATTCCGATGGAGTGTCTTGCATTTGATCGACAACTGGAAAAGTTTACCAATCGAGACAAGGATTGGGTACGAGAGTTTTATCCTGATCTCAAGTGCGGCTGGGCATACGCGTGTCAAGTTATTGACCCCGCTGATAGCAAAGTAAAAGTTATGAATCTCAAGAAGAAGCTTCTTGAACAGATTCTAGTAGCTGCAGAAGATCTTGGCGATCCTACCGATCTTGACGAAGGCTGGGATATTTATTTTAAGCGAGTAAAGACTGGTCCTCAAACGTATAATGTTGAGTATCAGCTTCAAGCTCTGAAGTGCAAAAAGCGTTCGCTTACTGACTCAGAGCGAGGACTTATCAAAGATCTAAAATCAATGGACGATGTGCTTCCTCGCCCAACCGCGGATGCTCAAAAAGAACTTCTGGAGCGTATTCGTAGAGGAGCTTCAGAGACCGATAAAGAAGAAAATCAAATTCCTGAAGAAGTGGAAAGCGAACTGGATCTATGATAACTATAGTTGCGGGGTCTCGATCTGTCGATAGATATTCTCATGTGGCTTCGGCGATTGCCGAAGCCCCATGGGCTATTACAAAAATTTTATCGGGAGGAGCGAAAGGAGTAGATGAGTTTGCAGTCTCTTACGCAAATTTGAATAATATTCCTTGCGATTTAGTTACTGCATTTTGGAACGAAGATTCAGACTATAATGCAGAAGTAGGAAAGCAGCGATACTGCGAAATGCTTAAAAAAGCAGAAGGAATAGTAGCAATTTGGGACGGAAAAAGCAGAGGAACTGCTCATCTTATTGAGCTTGCTAAACAAAGTAAATTAAAGTTATTTATTAAAAAAGTATAATGTCAGTCGTAATTATAACCCCAACAACTGGAGACACAAAGCTCCTAGACGCAGTGTATAGTGTTAGAGATCAGACTTATCCCAATATAAAACATCTAATAGTAGTAGACGGCAAAGAGTTTAAAAATAATATATTTCTAGATATTCAATTTATAAATCCAAATGTAGAAATAGTATATTTACAAACAAATGTAGGAAAAAATGGATTTTATGGTCATAGAATTTATGCTGCATTTGCTCATTTAGTAAATGAAACTTATATAAGTTTTTTAGACCAAGATAATTGGATAGAAAAAAATCATATTTCTACCCTAGTAGATACTATAGAAAATAAAAAAGTAGCTTGGGCGTATAGCTTACGAAATATTTATGATAAAAACGATAAGTTTTTATGCGAAGACAATTGTGAAAGTTTAGGCAAATGGTCGGTGTGGACTGATAATAATTCTTATCACCTAGACACAAGCTCCTATCTATTTAAAAAAGACTTTTTAACTCAAGTGGCGTCTTTGTGGCATTTTGGTTACGGAGGAGATAGAAGATTTTTTAATATAATAAAAGATTTAGCTCCTTATGCTACTAGTGGAAAATATACATTAAATTATAGATTAGATGGCAACCCCACGTCAGCCTCTCCAAACTTTTTTACTTATGGAAATGAAATAATGTCTAAAAAATATAATAATAATTTTCCCTGGACTAGTTTACAATAGACTACATATGAGAACCTAAACCTATGAAAGACATAGTTATAGGGGCTATTACAAATTACACTTTTGATAAAATAAGTCCCTGGGTTAATTCTTTAGATAGATGTGGATTTGATGGTATAAAAATTTTACTTTGTTATAATATTGATTACAATACTGTAAACGAATTAAATAAACGAAATTATGTTATCTTTGCATTTGGTAAAGATGAAACAAATAAAAAACTTGTATACAATAAAGAATATTTTTCTATTGTTGTTGAAAGATTCTATCATATGTGGTACTTTTTAAAAAGTTATCCAGGGGAATACCGATACATCATTTCCACTGACGTAAAAGATGTAATATTCCAGACAAATCCTTCATTGTGGCTAGAAAATAATATTAAAGACAAAAAAATTAATGTTGCTTGTGAATCAATATCTTATAAAGACGAAGAATGGGGCAGTCATAACTTATTTAAATCTTTTGGGCCTGTTATTCATGATTACTGCAAAAATAATTTAATATACAATGCGGGAACATTAGCTGGATCGTTCAATACAATGTTAGATTTTTTTCTAAATGTTTATATGGTCTGTCAAGGAGCACCTAGTTTTATAGAAGGAGGGGGCGGTCCAGATCAAGCTGCAGTAAATATATTATTAAATATGCAGCCATATAAAAATATTACAAGATTTACAATGAGTGAAGAAGGGTATGCAGCACAATTAGGGACAACTGGACCGCAGGTAAAAAATCGATTTGGATCTAAGTTAGTAGAAAAGTCTCCTATTTTAATTAATAATATGGTATGTACCTCAGATGGTAAACCTTTTTCAATAGTTCACCAATATGACCGAGTTCCAGAATGGAAAGAAATTATAGAGAAAAAATATGTCTAAATTAGTTATTGATACCTCTTCGAACTTATTTAACGCAGTACCGAAAAGTCAAGATCCATTCGATCACTTGGGTCCAGTAGAGTGGGTTGATAAACAAATAGAGTATGGGTCAAAAGAACAAAATATTTCTGGTAAAGGACTCGTTTCTATAATTAAAAAATTAACAGGTAATTTAATAGGTTGTGAAATAGGAGTATGCCACGGATTTACTACAGAATACTTTTTAAATAATTTAATAAACATTAAAAAAATATATGCAATTGATTCTTATCCAACATTTATAGATTGGGGTGGAGTAAGGCTAACGCAAGAACGTCAGCAAGAGACTAAAGACAGATGCGCAAAAAGATTAAGTAACTATACTAATGTGGAGTTAGTTTACAGCACAAGTTCTCAATTTGTAAATAATATTGAAAATAATGAACTAGATTTTATATTTATTGATGGAGACCATAGTTACGAAGCTACTCTAGAGGATATTAAAAATTATTGGCCAAAAGTAAAAACAGGCGGTGTATTTGCTGGGCATGACATCTATTTACCAAGTGTTGCACAAGCATTGAAAGAATTTTTTAAAGATAAGTTTAGTGATATATCTGTAGTTGAAAATAGTGCTTGGTACGTAATAAAATGAAACATTCAAAAATAATTATATGGGGCGCAAAATTTGATACGGGACATACTCATGCATTTGTACATGATGCAATTGTTAGAGCAGCAAAATATATTGGTTATCCAGTATATTGGTTAGATAATAGAGATAATCTACCAGAAAGTTTTTTTGATAATTCATTA